ATAGTCTGTATCTGCTGCATCCAATTGGACATTGAACGTCTTAGTAGCTGCTGCATAGGTTACGGATGTAACGGTAATTGCATTACCCGTTGCCACGTTTTGAGCGCTGTACAATGATGCCGTTGCTAATTCTGTGGAATAGGTGTCAGCAAGGTTTGTAGCCCCGCAGCCGTCATTGATTTGCAACTTAACCAAACCGCCTGCCGTCATTGCAGTATGTACAACGATTTCAGTATCTATCAATGAACTCAATTCATACAACAGATTCACGGATTTGTCAAATGAAACGATACCCCATGAGTTGTTGAACTCATCAGGATTCTGCATTGCAAAGGTGACGTAAAACTTAGAATCAGCTGCTCCGGTATTGAGTTTGAAGTTTGGCACGTCAATCATTTCCAATGTGAATCCCTTAAACTTATTGTCAGCGGTTTTAACGCCGAGTAATACGTTGTTTTGAGTGTCCACATAGATAACATCGAATAAGTCCTGTTTGTTATCCAATGAACTGATTTTTTGATGTAAACACGCACCGCCTTTGATGTACTCAAATGTGTATGAATATTTACCATTTCGGATTTTACGATTACCGCCGTAAGGTGTGGCCTCATAAACCCCCTCAGATGATTTATCCTCCATACCCACGAATGTCTTAATGAGTTGGAAGCGGTCCGCTTGCACGTCCTCCGCTAACCCGTCCTGAACCGTTGTGAGCATATCGGATATTTGAGCCGTTGTGAACTCTTCGCCTCTCGGCACAAGTAACACGGCTTCAATAAGTCCGGGCGTGTAGTGGCATGAAGTGAATCCTGTATTGGACACACTTGCTATGCAGCTAAACGCATTTAATGTATTTGGCATAATTTTTTATTTTAATTGATTTTGTAAATGATTGTTGAATTAATTGTTTTTGTTGAAACTCTTATCTTTTGTTTATATGACTGAAAGCTACTTGAACGGCTTACGATGTACTCATTATCTACGTCCTCAAGTGATTTGATTAGCCCGTTTATTACATGAGAATAACCCGGGTCTATTTGATTATTTGCTAAGTAATCAAACGCGGTTAGGTTGTACTCTGTTGACTGCACATTGCTTACCGCTGTGAACTTAGGAACCGATAATGTAATCGGAGTTAGTTCATAGCTGTTCGACATTGCAGCCACCACCTTACCTGATTGAACCTTGAACCAAAACCCCAAACGTGCATCGGTTGTGATGCCGTCCTCAATCTTGATGTACCCAACGTATTCACCATCTGCATAAGCAGATACGCTGAACGTATAAGGTTGGCCAACATAGGCCGTTACATCTGTAGAAAACACGCCATTGCCCTTATCAAGAAAATAATAAAATAATGGGGATATATTGCCCACATCAATCAGTTCACCTTCAAACTCTATTGTAATCTCATCGCCTGAATACGTTACATCAATGCTTGTAACGGCTGAGTAAAACAACAACTGAGGCAATGACGGCACAACCCATGATTGAAGCGTACACATATTTGGCAATACAGACAACTCAAGGTCTTTAATCCAAATGCCATCCACAACATCGGGCAGGATATACGCTATCTTGCCCCCGCCTGATTCTTCACCCATGTGCAAGTCATCAACTTTTACATGAGGAACGCCCCTGCTATGATACTTCCTGAAGTAATTACTTGATTCAACAACGGCCATAAATTCCGCGTAAATCGGGTAAAGAATAGGTAAGTAGTTTTGCGTGTAACGGTCCTCACTATACATCGAGTTCTCACTTTCGGTGCATATCAAGAATGTAAGCGATACATCAAGCGAATCCTTCCCGCTTACTTTTCTTTCATCAAATGAATAAATCAATGCTATAAGCGGGTATTTAACCTCCTTATTGCCTTCTGATTTATCTTTCGATGCAAGACGTTGGCGGATGTGATTATAAGAGCCATATAAGAACTGAACATCACGCCCTAATTCAGTGCGAAGATTTGCGCTGACATCCGATACTATCTTTTCAAATAGTGATGGAATAGAAACAGGTAATTGTTCGTATGTATGTGCCATTATATACCGATGTAGTTTTGTTTGATAAAGAACCTTTCGGGCTGATTGCCTGTAAATCCTGCGTAATCGGGATAGTCCGCTTTGTTTTGATAAATAAAATCATCAAGAATTCTATTCAGTTCCACCATGCGATTCCATGCCCTTACAGATGTCTTTACGATACTTACAGGCGTCGCATTTTCAGGGAGTTGGCGTATAACACCAACCCCTGAGTTATGCGATTTTAATCCAGTTAGAATCTTCGTAAAAACATAGTTAGCAATTGGGCTTTCTTTTTCCGAATTAGCCAACCCGCGCCACTTATTCAATAACCCATTTGAGTCGATGAACTCGGCACCCTTCCAGATTTTATACCAAATGCCAGACGTAGGGTTTGATGCAATGGCAGCGGTTAAGTCCTTCGCCATTTTATACCCTAAGAAGTCAACAAGGTAGTTATCTTCATGGATTGCTGTCATCTCGATATAATACTGACCTTCAGACTTTAAATCGTCTGTATTTGGCAGTATGTTATCACCAACAAAATATGAGTTATTGATTATCGTAGCCATACGGATTTACTTTTTTACGTGACCTTTTGCAATCAAGGTATCAGCAGTTTCAGCATTAAGAGTGTATTTTTTACCCTCTTTGTATTTATCCTTTTTGCCTGTTCCTGTTACGGTAACAAAGCCCTCAGGCGCTTGTACTGCTTCTTCCTTTTTTGCTGGTTCTTGTGTGTGTGTTGCTTTCGCCATACTATTTAAAATTAAGGAGTTTCAAGAGCTGCAATAGCGTTTGTAATGTTTGAAGCGTAAACAATTGCTGCTTTGTCGTTCTCTTTCACATAGTGAACCGCACGCATTTCACCTAAGATGGTAACTTGGTTTTTAGTGAAGTTATCGCTGTTCAAACCGACGCTGATATTGAACTCTTCACGAATACCCAATGTACATTTAGATGGGTCAAGGATGTAGGCTTCATTAGCAGTTACGCCGTTGTTTTCTACAACCAACAGACCGGCAGAGGTCATCAACCCGCCCGGAACATCGGTAGCATAACGACCGTTTTTGTCTTTCACCATGCGAAGCAAAGCAACGTCATTCGGGTTCATCAATGCAACCGTTGCGTTATAGTTTGCTTTAGCAACCTGAGCCTTTGCAGTCACAAGGAAGTCAAAGATATTGGCGTTCTCAATCAAATCAGTAAATCCGGTTGTTGCATAAGCAGTTGCGTATGTTTCAATTCCTTTCAAGTTCGGGCTTGTACCGCTACCTGTTAAGATTTGCGAATCCAATTCTAACTCAACCAATTCGCGTAATTCATCATTGATGATTGATTGCAAATATGGCAAATCAGCAAGGGCCTGCTTAGTTACGGTTACATAAGATGCAACGGTCTCAACAGGTAATTTGCGCTCAACCAAATTGAAGTCGGATTGTGACTTCGCATTTCCTTCGGTCTGCATACCTGCACCACCCTCTGGAGTTGCTTTGTCAAACCAACTGATATATTGGTCTGCAATCGGACGGGTTCTGATTAATTGACGCAAGAATGGCGCACGACGGGCAAATTGGCCCACATTTGGGTCCCATGAAGAAATCCCAACAAAGCCTCCTGAGTAGTTAGATGAACTCATGTTAGCCACGTCCTTGTTTACGATTGACATCTCAACCGATTGACCCGGCTTCCAATTCTTCAACTGCTCGATGTGCTGACCTAATTGTTTGCTTACTTGGTCAGCAAATGTTGGCTCTTTGTAGTCACGTTGTTTCATGGCCTGCAATTCTTCGATTGCAATACCTTGAGCCTTCAACGTGTCTGTTAAAGAGTCCTGAACGGCTTTAGTTTCCGTTTTGATTGATTCGGTTAATGCTTCCATCTTTGAAGCAAATTCCTGATTGTTTATCATCCCGTTCAATTTGTCGGTGACAAACTTTTGCGCCTGACCTGTGATTTCTGTAATCAGGGCTTTTTCTTGTTCGTTAAATTCCATTGTTTGTGATTTTTAATAGTTAAAAAAATTTGTGCTTCACGAGCTTTGAATAGTCCACCTGATTGGTATTAACCGGATCGGGGTTGTCTGAATTGTCATCAACGGATTCAGGATATGTTATCGGGGTTGCATCGTTACTACCAAATAGCACCATACTACCCTCTTTAATTATTTTAGCTTCTTCTATGCCCCACAAATACCCCGCTTCATCAACGGCTTCTTTGTTTACGATTTCAGGGTAAACAGAGTCGAAGTATAGTTTATTTTCTGCGTATTCCTTATCATTGGAGTTGATACCTAAACGCAGTTTGACGTATTGCATCCTTACGCTGTTTTGTATCGGGCGTTTCTGTTCAATGATTTGTTTTGCCTGCTCATGTACTATCTTATCTATTTCAATCTCATAAACCAGCGCCTCAGTTGTTCCGTCGTAGTTCTTACCTAAAAACGCCCATGAAACAACCTTAACCATCGGCTTCACATCCGTAGGCCATGCGATTATACTTGTGGTTTTGAGTTCATGGTCCATGACGTAGAACAACTTTCCGTCCTGCTCATTAACTGACTTCGACCAGATACCGGGCCTGTGAACATCACCATGAGAATCATAGTAATTGATGGTATTGATTACGGGATAAACCGCAGTTGATTTCATCGGGAACGGCTGCCCCTTTTGGCTTACGGCATCCTTCATCAATTCAAACGGCGCAAACTGACCTTTACTCTTCGATTCGTATATTGCCGCCTTCTTTATCGCTATCAACTTCGATTCGTTGGCCTTCAACTCCTTGAATAGTTCCGCCTTGTTGGTGAAGGTCTTGTTTAGTTCCGGTATAAATATTTTCATCTTCCTTTAGTATTTCTTTTTCAAGTTTAGCTCTCTTCAGGCGTATCACCCGCTCCGCTTCCTGTTTCGTTAGTATTTTCATAAATTTCGCTCATTTGATACTTGTATCTGTTGCCGTCTGTGATAGGCTTCTGCCCTATCATTTCAAGCATCTGATTGAATGTAATTGCATTTAGATTGAACTGCATTTCAGCCGCTTCTGTGATGGCTTTTATTCCTTTACCCTTCTCCTCATTGCTTTCTTGCATGACTTCTAAATGGTCATAGGTTTTTTTAATCAGAACCTTCGATACATCCACTTTCAGCAATTCCATTAGCTGCATGCAATATGATTCTGCCATAGGCATAACCGTATCTTGATACAATGACTTCCATGCAGTGTTTTGATTGTTGAATGTGCTTCCTTCAAGTTGCAATAAGTCTTTCGGATAACCTAACCCCGTTGCGATGTCAAACACGGCACGTTTGTAGGTTTCATTTAGCCCTAATTCAGTTGCATTGAATGACATGGACTGCCATTGAAGGGCTGCATCTGTTATGATTATTTGGCTTTGATCGGGTTGGAATCCGTATGCATTTTTGAAGTCACGTTGTATTTCATCTCTTGCTTCCGTACTCATTGGCTCCCTATCAAGTTCACCCGCTGCGGTGTTTGCCAATATACCTCTCGGGCCTCTATGCGTCATCATTTCGTTTTCCGCATTGTAGTACGAAATTAGAATTGATATTGGCTTGCTTAGTGGCCCTAATGGTGATTCAGGCAAATAAAAGTTATCAGTCGGTAATGTATTGGCCGTAAAAAAATAGACCTTATCAGGGTTTATAACGGTATCAAATTGCCCGTATTTAAACGTGAACCTATCAATCCAATCGCTATTCTTCCTTACATTATACGGATTCTTTCGGTCATCAATGACAATATCGCAAAACTGAGGAGGAAGTACCCACATCTCAGTCGGTGGGAATCCTATCGGACCCTTGAAAATAACAGGGCAATACCCATAAGCACGGGTATAACCTACAACTTGGGCTTCAAATTGCGCCTGTGTTTGTAGCGTGTTTGGTTTCTTGATGATACTTTCGATTTCGGCATAGGCACCACGCACGGCCTTACCTGATTCGGGATTGACTATCTGAGTCAAGCCATTACCAAACGCCTCAACTTCATTATTGATTATTGTTGATACAACAGGGCATTCTTTCAATGCCTTTAGTACTCCATCTGGTGTGCCTGATTTCTCCCATTTGATAGCCCCGTTTAGCCAAAAGAATTCATAAGGCTTTGATATATCAATGACCCTATTTTGCTGCTTTACAGCGTCTTTCTTTTTGAACAGATTTGAAAAAAAATTAGCCAATATCCACTTGTTTAAATGGTTATTGGCTTCTAATTACTGAGCCTTGTTTTTATCAGTATGTTTTGTTTGTGTAACCCTTGCAGGACTTACACCTTATACTAATTTTAGTACCTTTAGTAAACTTGCCTTTCATAAGCAATTTATCACAGACTTTGCCTTTTAGTTTGCCCTCTGTGATAGTTTGCTTACATCGGATTTCATCCAATACAGCAGATTCGCTATTAGTCACGGTGTAAAATTAAACAATGTTTTTTGAATTATGCAAATTTTTTATAAAAGTAATCTTCATGAAGTGTCCGTTATCGGAATATTTTATTTGGTAAATATCAGAATATGTACTAAGCGCCCAATGTTTAACCTTATCATTGCAGACCAATAATACATCACATTCATTGCCAATGCCTGACTGCTCAAACTCATGCAACTTTGCCCATACCTTATCACGGGCGTATTGCTCATAAAACAAAGACCTTGCAGTACTTATTTGCATTCGGGATAGATCATTATACGGTTCAAATTGGTATCTATCTTCCAAAATATCGGGGTTTGATTGTATTGTGCTAATTCAGAGGCATTGAACCGCTTTTGTTCGGTGATAACCTGTCCATCCTTAACATTCTTACAGGTGTACTTATCGCCTCTTGTGCATGATAGCAGCCCGATAGCCATTATCGTTATCAAGTATTTCATTTTGCAAATATACATCATTTTCTATTTCTGTATGAAAATATAGCATATCTAATCGCATCCATAGCATGGTTAAATGCATCCATTGGTTTGTTTGTCGGTTGCCCATCAACTTCGATAAATCGGTATTTCTTTTCCTCTTCAGCTATGTTCTTCGAGGACCTTGTGTAAGCTATGCGCTTTTGTTTAACGTGCAGAATGCCGGGCATTATTTCTTTCTTTTCGGCCATCACCGCTGATACCTTTAAGCGCCTGAGTTGTAGCACATATTCTTTGTCATGGTCGCAGTACATGACCTGCCCTGACTTGTAGCCGTTCTCTGTTGCGTGTTCCTGAATAGCTGCCGGGCTTAACCCCGTAATGTAGGCGCATTCATGTACGATGTAATCCCACTCACCGCCCGGCTTCATTACATAAACCTTAACTAATGCAGTCGGGTCATTGGTGTATCCAAAGTCACAGCCCCAAATGACATTAGATACGTCCTCCATCTTAACCGAATCCACTACCCCGAAATGATAAACCGCACCCGATAAACGGCCCGTTAAGCCCCTTGCGTAAACCTTCCATAATTCAGGGTCTTGTATGCGCTCAATTGAATCCCTAATGTCCTGTGGTAAGTATGAATTATGAACGTGCCATGACCTGATGACCTTAACAGATGGATATTCGGTTTTGTTCTCAATTATCCTTTCATGCACCCAAAACCGAAATGAAGGGTTGTAGTCTAAGTAGGTCCTTACATAGGTCCTCATGTTAGCCTCAAAGAAAAGCATATAGTCCACCCTTGTAGCCTCATTTAAGTACAAGATATGGCGTTTACCTCCTTTGGCTTGTTCTGCGTTCTCGAAAGATTTAAACTCAATTATTGAGCCGTTCTTGAATGTATAGACGCGGTCCGATTTGTTGAAGTCCTTGATGCATCGTTTAACCAATGGGTTATTGCTTACCAATTCGGCCATGATACGCATTGTGTCTTCTTTTAGCTTCGGGACCGTGTTACTAACAACCGTTATGACATAGTTAGGGGCTGCCATTGCAATGGTTACAAGTACCTGCATAATGCAATACGATTTACCTGATGATGTACCGCCTTGATTAATTACTATTCGCTCTGGGGCAAATAGATTTGCGTAATAAAGCGGATCGGGTTGTTTAACAAATGGGCTATGTAGTTGCTCCATCCGTATTATTTGGAAACTCAAGTTTTAAGCCAACGGGGGCTATGATGTTAAGTTGTGCTATGTCTTTGCCTTCGCTGTCGGTGTTGGCTATTGGCGTCACCACCTTACCATAAGCGCGGTCTAAAAGAAGTTCAGCGGCCTTTATGTCACCATCTAAAGCCCGTTTCTTAACCGCTTCCAATATCTGCTCGGCGGTTTGTATTCCGTTTGAATCTTCTGAGGCCATTACTTTTTTCATCAATTCTTTTAATGCTGGGATTTCTTTAGGCCGTCCGTTCGGGTTTCCTGATTGGCCTTTTTTGAACGGCGTCCCTTTACCGACTACGTTTTGTGGGTTTGGCATAAATGGACTGTTTTAGGACTGTTTAACTTTGAAATACAAAGCAAAGATAAACTATATTTCTCAAAACCAAACAAGCCCCTAAAAAGGGGCCTGCTTAGAAAATGATAAAACAACATGAAAACGGATTAGGGCAAATGTAATTAATAGGTTTGGAATTGCAAAAGATTTATTTCAGTTATCCGGTAATTCCGGATGGGTTAATAAACCCAAATAATACAAATCAAATCTATCACCATTGCAATATAAATAAAATAATTGATTTCGATGTACAGATTCCGTTTCATCTTCTTTTCATTGTGTTCGATTACTGGAACGGCTGCGAAAAGTAGCAGCAGGATTGTGAGGAGGAGTTTCATGATTTATTGTTTTGTTTTAATGGTCTGTTATGGCCTTGCGGATTATTGATTGGATGGGCATGGGTTAGTAGTTTACAGATGGTCAATATTAATCGGCTCCCAAGTATGCCCGTCTGTGGTATAGACAAAACGAATCAGGTCATATACGACCATTTCAACATCGGGGTTAAAATCCTTCTCGGCATCAAACCAATTTGTTAGGAATGGCCGTTGTACGTTTGTTGTTATAAGGTATTGCATCGGGTGTTATACTAAATAGCAATCTTGAACAAGTGAAACTTCACATTCATGCTTTGGGGTATTTATTTTGTCAGAAATATAAATTAAATCCACCTCAACGTGACAAACATATAATGTTAAATCATTACGGAAAATAGTATTAGGGGCTTTGATGACATCACCAACTTTAACTTCAACTAAAATCTCCTTTCTAATTAGTGTCTTTGATTTGATTGTTCTATTGATAATATCTTTTGTTTCTTTTAAGTTGCAAGCTCTTGAGATAAACTTATCCCCATTAAAAATTTCGTGCCTGCCGTAAAGTTGCGGGTGATTTGCGTAATAAACATCAAAGCCTTTATATGCCCAATGTCCATATCCTAAGTTTTTAATTTTCATATCTTACTTTTTACCGTTATCAATTTGATTGGAATGGTGGTTATATACCAATTTGTTTTTTAAATTGTGCATATGATTTATCTTGATGGCTGTCAATTATCGCAATCAATCTTTCTAATGGCATTTCAACTCTTATTAAACTTTTTTCTTCTCTGAATAAAAGGCCACTATCAAAATAAGCAATAACACCATCAAAAGGATTGTCTATCTTGCTTTTAAAACCATATGTATTTATATAATAGGTATTAACACCCAATAAATCAGCCGCGGTTTTTGCATTTTTGGCACAGACCATTTTTGTGATTTGTTGCCCTCTGTACATGGTTGATATTGTATATTTTTTCATTTAAAATTGTTTAATAATTACTATAATAAAAGTCTTCACATTAGAAGCCTTTAGGTGTTTCTTCGCCTCTGTCAATGAAGTAATTTTTAATTATTTTTCTGACTTGTTGAATAGCTTTATCAAGGTCTGCATACTCTACAATGCCGCTTGTATTATATCCGTTTTCTGACCATATATAAAACTGATTGCTTTCTTCGTTTTTTTCAATTTGGTAAACATCTTCAATCATTGGTTCTGTGATTGTTACTTTACCAAATCCGATTGTTGTTTGAATTTTCATTTTCTTATTGTTTTAAATCTTACGCAAATGTATACCATATATTCAAACGAACAAATTTATTTTGAGAATTCTTTTATTTTATTTTTTACCATTAACTTAATCTCTTCGACCCATTCGATGCGGACACGAAAAGAAATCGTTTTAGTTTGGTAAGGGGCAGGTTTGCGACCTGAGAAGGGGCGTTTGCCCCCTCTCGTTTCTTTTTTCTTATTCATTATGCTTCCCAAATTGGCAGTTCTTGTTTTTTTGAAATAGGGTTTATTGGTCTATTACATTTATGTTGAATCATTAGTTTATCAAATGCAATGCAAAACTGATTAAAATTTAATTCTTTATTAGATGTAGGGTCATTTTTAAAAGCTAAGAAAGCCACTGATTTTTGACCATTTGCGTAAGCGATTAATGTTTTTTGATAAGTTGTCATTTTGTTTGTTTTTAAATCTGATACAAATGTATAACCCTATTTTGAATTATGCAAACTTTTTTCAAAATTCTTTTAAAATATTTTGCGTAACCAAATACATATCCTCGAATGAGCGGACGGTGTGGTATATCCCGCCACCGTCACGAACCCATTGCATGAACTCCTGTTGGCTCTTTAGGTGCTTCTCATTGCGTTGCTTAGTTTCGATATAAACGGCCCGCCCCTTGTACATCCCATGCAGGTCAGCAAAACCTTTGTTCGGACTTTTGATGTACCCAATCCCTACCCTGTAACGCCCCTCTGAACTTATCCGCATTAGCTTAGTGCCGGTGTAATACTTCCAAACCGCCTGACATAATGCATTAAAGTTATTGGTATTAAACGCCTTCTTAGACACGCCCGGTATTCGTTCCACCAATGTAGGTACCCCGTTTTCGTCTGCTTTGTAAATGTCCTGTCTTTTCTTAATGACTTTTTTAGTCATCAGCGGGAATGATTTCTTGAAGAAACCGTCCTTCATTTGTTCCTTTCGGCGCTCATTATAGAGTGCTTCAAAATCGGTTTGGGTGATTAGGTTTATATCAGATTTGTACTGTTTTTTATCAGGAATTTCGCAATACTCTTTATTCTGTCTTGTGTAGTGATACAAAGAATCAAACCCAATCTTTTTTTGTACTTCAATCCATTCGGTTAATTCGATAACAATAGCTTCAAATATTTCAGGCTTATATCTGTGTGAATTATCATTTATTCCCATCAGCATTCCAGATAACCACTTTTTTGGTTCCCCGCCTGCACTTCTATAATCATCAAATAATTCCCGCAAATAAGGTACGATTGTTTCAATCGTGAATGACTCGTCTTTTAACAGCTCAATGGCTTTTTTTATACTCATATTATGATTTTTTATAACTTTACACTTTTTTGACAAATTTGACAAAAATTTGACAACAAGAATGCCCTGTTTATAGGCCTTTCGGGCGAAAAGT